CCCTCTTGGGTCACCCGGATATTTCATAGGCATACCCCCTACTGTAAAATCTTCATCCAATCCCACTTCTTGACCATTTACGGCAAGATGTATATTTCTACTTCTATCATCTTGTGTAGTAGACCACCTTTTCTTTAAATTGGGTATAGCTTGGCTTTCAGCGATTCTTTGATTGGCAAACGATGCCGCATTATGAGTTTCGGTTCTTGCTATGGTATTGGCTCTATATCTTGTATAAGAGCTGACAGCATTTCTTCTTATACGATTTGCTATAACTACTTGACCCTCATTTTCTTCCAAATTATCCTCGATTATTTTTACAATCCTTCTTCTGGTTGTTTCTACGATACCAACAATTTTTGTTCCTCCATTTTGCCTTAAATATTCTTGATAGATTATTTCAAATTGTTCTTCATTCTTTTGTAACATCTCAAGCATTCTTGCACCAAATGCTCTTATAACAGTTGAATAATGTTGTGCAAATAATTGGAATAAAATATTTTGTTGGTCTAAAACAAGTTTCGAGGTAGGCACATTATTTAAATATAATTCTGCATATTCTTGATGAAATGTTTCAAAATAATCTAATAATTGTTTTCTGAATTTCCTTTCGTAATTTCTCCTTAGTCTTGTTTGCTCTTGAAATTCTTTTCTAATGGATATTCTTCTTCGTAAAGTGTTACGAATTTGCTTTAAAAGTTTTATCAATCGTCTTTTTCTTTCTGTCTATATAATGGGTGTTCTTTGGGCAGTAAATCTCTATCAAATTGCCCCCTTCTATATCTTCCTGTTCTAACGGCATAAAGATACGCATTCACTCTAGCTATTGCCCACTGGTCCGGCCCAACAACACTTCTTCTAACAGATTCTGGATTGGTTCTATATGCACCCACACCTCTTCTGAATACACCCTCAAGCATTCTCATGGTTACTCTTTTTCCTTTTTTATCACCATGTTTGTCGTTGTGTTCTTTCATTTTACCTTCAAGTGTTTTTTTAATTTTACCAGTAAGTTGTTTTGTTTCGCAATCATCACAACAGGCTTTTTCTATTTCTTGTTTAATTAAATCTCTTTTTCCAGTTGCCCATTTTTGACCAGCATCACCACCCCACAATGCCCATGCTATTCTTCCAGCACTTGGATAACCATCCTCACCTCTTTTAAATCCTTCTGCTTGTTTATCAATTTCATGTCTTGCAAAAAAACTGTACATTCGTAAAACTGTTCTTGGTGAAAGTTTATCTCTTCTGACTAATTGATTTGCTCTGGCTACCCCAACGGCAGTACCACCTCTGCCATGCTCTTTTCTCCAAGCCAATCCTCTTTTTGCTTCCTCCGACATAGCTTGTGTTGGTGTTAAATCTATACCATCTATTGATTTATCTTGTCCTGTCACTCTTAAATAGATGCCATGTGATTCACAAGGCATATAAATGTTCCCATCTGGGGTTTTCAATGTATGATGACCTTCACAACCAATTTCTTCTGCTCTGTCCTGTGCTTCTGCAACTGACTCAAATATATCTTCTCCTTCACCCATTCTAGGGTCTTGTTGCACTAAATACTCTGGGTCAGCCGTATGATATTTCAATTCTTCTCCAGTAAATCTTTCATAATCAGCATGACTAGAGCATGGCATAAAAACAGTTCCATTATCTGTATCATGTGAATGGGTTCCAGAACACCCAATTTCTTCTGCTCGTTCTTCTGCTTCTTCAATCGTTGTAAAAACATCTTTTCGTATTTCTGATTTGTCATTATCTCCATAAGCATCGTTTCCAGATGTCACGGCATTGTTTTTATCTTCTTCTAGGTTGCTTTCTTCAGGTGAACCTAAAGGAAATAAATTTGCTGATATATAAACTTCATCACCACCAGTTATAGGCTCTAATCCTAATCTTTCTCTAGCTTCGTTTCTTGATATAATGCCTTCTCTTACGGCAACAGTTACATTTTCATATATTCTCCTTCTTCTTTCTGCCATTGCTGGAATACTGTCTAAATCATACATCAATCTCAATCTTTCATCAAATAAAGGTACTAAGTATTCATTTAAATCTGACTCAACTCTTTTGATTAATGGTATGATTGTTTCTTCGTATAATGCTAATCTTGCTTCTTGCACATTTGAATATGTTTGAGCATCTGGTATCCCAACTAACTGGGAGGGTACACCAAAACACATCGCAATATCTCTGGCACTCATATTTTTCATTTGTAAAAAATCCATATCCTTTGGCGATAAACCCATTTCTTTCCAATCAAAATCACCTTCTAATAACATAGCTCTACCTGCATTATCAGTTCCTGCAAATCTCAATTCTAAATCTGATAATAATTGTTGTCTTTGCGACTCTGTTAATTGAACAGATTGACCCACCTCATCCTTTGGTTTAAACACAATAGCACCACTTGGTCTTGCACCATTCATTAATAAATTTACATTATGTTTTGCCGAATAATTGTGTTGGTCAATATCTGCACTTGATGCTCTGATTGGTGATAATCCGTAATAATCATCAACTGGGTTCCAGAGTTTAAAGTGCTTTATTTCACTTGCACCAGTTTCTGGGTCAACTGCGTATTTATGCACAACTTGTCCTTTTAGTTCGTACATATAACTTTTTGGAATAGTGGTGTTGCTGGGTTCTATTTTTACTCTATCTGGTCTCAGTAAATGTAATTCTTTTGGTTCTTGATTCTCTGCCCCAGTTCTTAAAACATAACTATTTCCAGAAAGTAAAAGATAAGCATATAATGATTGAAAAAACTCATTTCCTGCTTGTAAAGGATTGGGTCGTTTCAATAAATTTATCAATGGGTGATTATCTATTTGTATATCTCCATCAAATAACTTAATTCCTACACTCGATGCACCATTTGCTATTTCATTAACACATTTATAAACAACTGCATTTTCTGTATAACCCTCCTGTGCAAAATCGATGTAGGAGTCTTTTTTTGGTAAGGAATAACCAATGTTATTATACATGGTCATCGGTGCTTGTTTCTTTTGTATGGTTTTACTAAAGATTTTTTTTATATCATCAAATATGCTCATTTTAACTTACTCTCCATAAAGCTCGTTTTGACGATGAGCTTAACTCTGTTAATGCCCACACTAGAGCATCTAATCTGTCTGGCGATTTTGCTTTATCGCCTGTAAAAGAACACATTTGTTCCTCTAACTCTGGAAAAAGTTTTGTATGAAATACTTTATTTTGCTCATACAAAGCAGATATTGGCTCTGCTCTTAACATTTTTCCTCTTGTGGCAGTCACGGATTTATAAGGAACATTTTTGTCTACTGTCCTTAATAATCTTTCCACTAGGTCTCCACCATTATTCGTTTCTGCTACAATAAGATTAGCATTATACCTGTAATATTCTTCAATTACTAGTCTTGCCCATCTATCTGGACTAAATTTACCACTTTTATCATCTAAAATAAAGTACTTATCATTTTCATCTATGCCAGCAATAATTATTCCTGTTTCATCTGAATTAATATTTGAAGTTACGGCAGGGTCAACGGCTATAACTATTCTTCTTTGTTCAGGTGTTTTTTCTGGCTTTATTCTACATTTATCTAATTGAAAATGTGTCCACAAAGCACCCTCTATATCTTCTAATATTTCTGCATATAACTCTTGTCTACCTAATCGTGTTCCTTCATATCTATCCTTAAATTGTTCTAATGCACTTTCTGCGAGATTGTCTTGATTCTCAAATGTACTTCCTTGTGTTACAAATACATCTTTATCTTTTCTCTCAAATAATTTTTTTATAATTTTTGTGGGTCTTGGAGTTGTTGTAATTACAACTTGTGGTTTCTTACCAAGTCTCAACCCAAATATAAGTTGGTCATATGCTTCAGGATATCGCCACGATGCTAATTCATCACACCATGCTCGATGATATTGACTTCCTCTTAATCTATCTGGCTCGCTCGCACTAAATCCAATTATTTTTGACCCATTCCATAAATTTATTTGTGCCGTTGATTTGTTATATGCTTTTAGTCCAACTTTATCTTTCAATAACTCTGTTGGTATCAAATGTCTGATACCACTCACACCTTCAAAACAAACTCGTCTTAAATCTCCAGTAGTAGGTGCAACGACTGCACATATAACATTTTTATTTTGTATTGCATAATTTACAATATCAAATGCACCAGTTCTAGTTTTTCCCCACCCTCTGCCCGCAAGAATTAACCATGCATTCCAATTTCCTTCTGGTGTTCTTTGTTTCTCTCTTGAGGTTCGCCAATAATTAATGTATGTTAGAGTCGCTTTCTCCTCTTCCTTTGCAGATTTCATCAATAAGTGCGAAAGTTTCCTCAATCGTGGATTGTTTGTTTGTAACATTT